CCGGATGCGGACTTCATCTTGATGCACAAACTGGATGGGGCGAGCATCGAGCTGGTTTATGACGCCCAGACGGGTTGCTTGCAAAAAGCGGTCTCTCGTGGGGATGGGGTGGTTGGAGACGATCTGACACGCAACGTACGGCTGATGACGAACGTTCCCCTGGTGATCCCGCCCGTTCCTGGAATCCGTCTGGTGACGGTGCGTGGGGAAGTTCTCATGTTACACGAAACGTACATGAAGCGCTGGCTGGGCTATGGAAAATCGTCGTCTGCTCGTAACTTGGCAGCCGGCCTCATGCGCCGTATGACGGATTCGGAAGCCTGCGGGGATCTGACGGTGGTGGCGTACCAGCTCTACTTCGATGGTGATTCACTGGCCAATAAGCTGAACGAGCTGCTGACGTTGGCGAACTGGGGATTCTACATCCCTGGCTATGAACGCATCGTCGGGGACGGCAGACTTCTCGATGAGGTTGTGGACGCCATCGACACCGCCTACCAACGCTATATCGACGGTGCCCGTGGTATTTGTCCATGGGAAATCGACGGTCTGGTGCTGTCCCTGTTCTCTAAGAAACATCGGGAAGCGGGCGGGTTCCTGGCCGGTCGGCCGGGTGGTGAAGTAGCGTACAAGTTCCCGTCTCCGAGCGCAGTTACCACCCTGAAAAACGTTCGCTATCAGCTGAGCGACTCGGGGCGGCTTACCCCGGTGGCCGAGTTTGACCCGGTCGAGCTGTGTGGGGCCTCGGTATGCCAAGCTAGTCTTCATAACGTCGCAACGGTGGCCTCGCTCAATTCCGCCCTTGGACAAGGTGATCCGACGCAACTCGGGTCTACCCTATACGTGGGTGATCGAATCATCGTGTCCCGCCGAAACGACGTTATCCCTTACGTCGAGGCTGTCATCGAGCGAGGCTCTACCAGCTCCCCGCTGGCGGTCCCTACCGTCTGTGAACGCTGTAACTCTACCCTAGAGTTTGATGGCGCCTATCTGGTATGCCCGAATGACGCCTGCCCGAGTCGGACGGAGGGGGCGATCAAGAAGTGGCTCTCAGAATTGAACATCCTCTACTTTGGGGACAACATCGTCAATGCGTTGATTGACGCGGGGTGGGTCACGGATGTGTCGGATCTATACTTCATCCAACCGGGGAATGCGAGTCGGTTGACGAACAAAGAGACTGGCCGTCGCTTGGGCGACTCGGTCACGAAGGCGTTTGCCAACTTGCATGCGAAGAAGGAACTCACGCTGCCTGAGTTTGTCTCGGCTCTAGGAATTCCGTCTATCGGCAGGACAATCGTTCAAACTGCGATGGAGGCCGGCTTTACCTCAATCAACGACATGAAGGACACGGCTCGGTATGGCGAACTGGTCACCGCTATCGGTCCGGAACGCGCCCACGGCCTGGTTCAGGGGCTGATGAAGCGGTCGAAGTCGATCAGCCACCTGTTGGGGGCGGCCGGAATTACATTCCGCACGCGGACCGGTCACCTCTCTGGGAAGACCTTCTGTCTAACGGGTTTTCGGGATGCGGCATTAACTGCAAAGCTTGAGGAGGCGGGGGCTATCGTGAAGGATGGCGTTTCGAAGAACCTGTCATATCTGGTGGCAGTTGACCCGAACGCCGAATCGAGTAAAACGAAGGCAGCTAAAAAACACGACGTCTCGGTAATCGGCGCGTCCGAGGCATATGCGCTGTGTGCGAACTCTAGCGGTGGAAATGACTAATGAACATATACGACATCTTCGTAATAGCGATCCTAGCCCACTTCGTGGGCGACTACCTTCTCCAGCCGAAGTGGATGGCCACAAGTAAAGGACTACCTTCTATTCTGGGTCTCATAGTATGTGCGCTACACGCGCTTCTGTACTCTTGGACCCTTGGATTGTTATTGTTCTTTGCCGAAGAGTGGTACTCCAGCCAGCTGTTGATTTGGGTTGCTATTACACACTTCATAGTCGATCGCTACAGTCTCGGTCAACTCTGGCTGGACGCTATCAAAGGTCGCCATATGCACCGTGATTGGCATGAGGGCGTGGACTATATTGCGGATGCGGCGGCTAAGAGTGACGACGACGGAATGGACCTGAGACGGCTGGCCGTTCCCATACTGAGTACCAATTTCGCAGTCGTTGTCTATGTAATTGTTGACAACACCATACATATGGTGCTAACCTTCATTTGGTTAGTTTTCGCACGCCGCTTTGGTCTCCTGTAGAGGTATAACATGCGACAACATCTCGCCGCGATCCTGGCCCTGGCTATTCTGGCGGCCTGCTTCGCACTTGTGTGGTATGGCAAAGCTGATCCATGGCTTATGGTTGCCGGAAGTGGCATGGCCACGCTAGTGGCTTTTTCTTTAACGTCTATGACGAAGGACTCACACAATGACATTGACACCAAATCCGCTTAAACTTCAAATGCAGTATTTGGGAGTGCTCCAACTTCTCGGAAACTTGACAGCGTATGCGGCGGTCGCCGGAGACGAGGAGGGTGAGGAGTTATTGGACGTCGTTCCGCGAGCCATGGCCGATGCTGAGGCCCTTATTCCGGGTCTGACATGTAAAAAGGTTGGTCACCGCTGGGAGTTGGACTACACGCCGCCTCCCATCAACCTCGACAGTGTTGAAGTCTCATCCCCTACCGTGCTACCCGACGGTTCGGCGTTTGTCACGGCCTCTTACCCGCTGCCCGCGGATCATTGGCTGTATCTTGGAGCACCAGCCGAAGACCCGCCCGCTCCCATGCGCCTGGGAAAAGAACACCCGTTGCGCGCATTTTTTGCGCCGATACTTCGGGCGGCGGGGATGTATGCGGTGAAAGCGGCTATGTGCCATGGAAAAGAGATGGACTTCGATCCCGATGCCATGCTACAAAATTTGGAAATCGGCATGTTTGGTTACTACACCCCGGACGGGTTTAGTCATGCCGACGAGGTCCTCACCGAAGGAGACGATCATGGCGTGCAAGGGCGATAAGTCGAAGGGCGGCAAGGGCAAGAAGGGTAAATAGTTCGGGCGTCATGCCCATCCTAGAGGTGTGGCCGAGCGGCCGATGGCGGCGGTCTTGAAAACCGCAGACCTTTCACGAGGTCCGGGGGTTCGAATCCCTCCACCTCTGGGCTTACTTTAGAAGGAGTTCTTATGCGTGTAGCGCTGTTCATCGACGGGAAGAATTTTTACTCGGGTCTCAAATTACAAGCTGCTGATTACGTGTTGGACTTTACGAAACTAGCCCAATGGCTGGTTAAGCACGTTGGCGGTTCACACCTCTGGGGCGCCTACTACTATACCGGCGTAGAGACATCTCGGCTTGGCTCGGCTACGGAGGGTCAGGGTCGCTTACTCTCGTTTTTGGGTATGCTTGAGATGCAGCCCGGCTACTTCGTCAAGCGACTTCCTCGTAAAACGGTCTCGACGACGTGCCGGCAGTGTAATGCGGAGACCGAGTTCTCGATCGAGAAAGAGATCGACACAACCATCGTCGCTGACATGTTGAGCCTGGCAGCGGTGAATGCCTATGACGTCGCTATTCTGCTGTCCGGTGACTCCGATTTAACCCCGGCTGTTACGGGTGTGAGAAGCATCGGTAAGCAGTGTTACGTCGCCACGTGGGGTAATGCCTGTCTGAGTGCTCACCTCCGCAAGTCCGCCTTTGATCATGTGAATTTGCTGGAAGGTCTCGCGGAGTTTGGGACCGTGACGGAGGTCGTAGACGGGGACTACCGCCCGGCTACGCTGGACGCCAACGGGGAGTTTGTTGAGCCCACCCCGGCAGAGGACCCGTCGCACGTCATGCTGCGTGCGATCAAGGCCGCGGTTGCGAAGTTCTCCGGCGGGTTTCTGGGGGAGAGCTACTTCCTGACGCGGTGGATATACACGGGCCTGCCTGCTGACTTTAACGTACGAAAAGCGACGCTTCAAACGTTGGTCGAGGCCGGTCTGGTGGAACGCTATCACGTGGATATGACGCCCGCATTGCGGCTCGCTACGGAGGACGGGCATGGACCGCAACTCTAAATCCGCTGAACACCTCCTGGACGCCTACGCTAAAGGTTATCGCGTAGTTGATGGGAACGTTTTTACGCCCGGAGGGCGGCAGCTGACTTTGCGTGTTCAGCGCACGCGCGGGAGAGGCTATCTTGACTTCTCCGCCCGGTTGTATTCACGCGCGGTTAGTAAGCATTCCCACCACATCTGTGTCCATCAGCTGGTTGCTTATCAGAAGTTTGGGGATGCTGTGTTCGAGCCCGGTATCGTAGTGCGTCATCTGGATGGGGACTGTCGCAATAATCTTCCGGATAATATTGCGTTGGGAACTGACCATGACAACTACATGGATCGGCCTCCAGAAGATCGTATGCAGCATGCGTGCATAGCCGCTACTCACAAACGAAAATTCAGCGACGAACAAATGGAAAAGATCCGTGCGTTCTTCGTCGAGGCGACGGCATGGGACGCGGAACACCGTCGCCGTGGTTCAAAAACAGTTCCGAGTGCGTTCGAACGGACGATGACGGAGTTCGGTATCAGCTCGAAGGGAACGATGCACCATATCCTTCAACACGACTATAAAACCCGAGTATAGCTCAGCTTGGTAGAGCGCCTGCTTTGGGAGCAGGAAGTCGTAGGTTCAAATCCTATTACTCGGACCAACTTTTGCGACGGTAGCTCAGCTGGTAGAGCCCCCGGCTCATAACCGGATGGTCGTGGGATCGTACCCCACCCGTCGTACCATCATGCTGACCTAGCTCAATCGGTAGAGCAGCGGACTCTTAATCCGAAGGTTGGGGGTTCGAGTCCCGCGGTCAGCCCCAATAGGAGGCAGTCATGTCCAGCCATCGTGTTTGTCCGGTAGTGAAATATGATGACTCCGAACAGTGCGACCATTGCCGAACCGTCCACGAACCGCGTGGCGAATGCTGGGGATCACCGGCATTCGAGCCTATGGCGGAGTGCCCGTGTGATTTCGATCCGGACGACCCCCATTGTGACAGTTACCTTGAAGAGGATGATGAAACCGATGGCGAAGACGAGGACTCTGAGTAAAAATCCACTCGGTGAGGCTGCCATAGCGGCGCTGCTGGCTAAACTGTATCCGGCTCCGGAGTATGCTTTCCTGACTCAAGTCCGGAATCAGACGGGCTATTCTCGGGCGTCCATTCGCACGGCCGACGCGGTGGCCTTTTCGCTATGGCCGTCACGGGGGCTGGCTATCCACGGCTTTGAAATCAAGTCGCATATCTCGGATCTTCGAAATGAACTAACAAATCCAGAGAAGGCCGAGGAGATCGCGCAGTATTGCGACTACTGGTGGGTAGTTTTGGCGGCTGACTGGACGGGGCTATTGAACATTCCCCAGTCCTGGGGTGTGATGGTAGTAAACGAAGCACAAAACGGACTCGCGGTCGTTCGACAACCTACTAAACTCGAAGATGTACAACCGATTTCACGCTCATTGGTGTTTGCTGTATTTCGTCGGGCGTCACAAACCGCTCCTGATAAGGTGGCATTGGAAGCTGCGGAACAGGTTGGCTATACGAAGGGTTACGCTGACGGGAAGCGCACTAGCACTTCGGAGTTGGAGCACACCCTACAGTTGCGCAACGAACAATGGTCCCGTCTCTGTACGATTTTCGGCAGTGACGTTATGTTGGAGTTATCGAATAACTACCGCCCCGAGGAACTCCGCAAGCGACTTACGATGGCACGCTCACTTAACTTCGAATCGTATACGCGATCTTTAGAGTATGCCCGTAATCAAGCGGCGCAATGTGCGCAGGAAATCCAGCTGCACTGTGATGCCCTGAGTGCATTGGCTAATCCGACGTCATCGGATTCTGACTACTCTATATGATTTTTACTTGCAATTAGCATATGTATGTGCTATACTGCATTTGTATTACAAATCATGGCCGGTGAGCCGGTCGTTCCCTCAACAGCCTAGTCAAGGAGAAGTTACATGGCTGGTGGACCGAAAGTGAAGATCATGGAGCATTGGTTTGGTGTGAGTCAGATTGACGTGCTGAAGGCTATGGCGCCTTACGCTCGCCAAGAGAAGAAGCTCACCGTTATCGAGATCATGGCTCTGAACCCGGCTTTAACGCGGGTGTCCGTGCAGCGCACTCTCACGGCTCTCGGGTTCAAGCTTGGTGGTGTCGGCTCGCGCTACTGCCTCGGGAAGCGATTCCTGAAGGAGATGGAGTCGATGGACCTTTAAGCACGGCGGCCCCGGCGAAAGTCGGGGCGTTCGCCTTTTAGGAGGATACATGCACACCAGGCGGAGTTCCTGCTTCTTTGACACGATATAGGAGGAGACATGGCCGGCGTTGGTTTTATATCTCGTGAGGATGCCGAAGCTGAGGAGGCGTTGACCGCCGAGGAGGACGCCCGCGACGAACGGGACGCGATGTCCGGACCTACGCTAACCCGAGAGGAAGTGGCAGCGAAATTGGCCCGCGCGAGGGAGAGGGCGGGTTATATGTCCACGGCACCAATTTCTGCGGCTCCGAGGACGGTCGTTAAGCACAAGCCTCATCTGGTGTTGCGTGAACGTGACATGACGACGACTGTACAGCCCCTTCACCCTGCTAAACCGGAAATCGAGGTTGCCCTGTTATCCACGGAGCCGCTCGACGAACGGGACGCGGAGTATCCGACAACCATTCGCGTGGAAACGAAACTCCATTGTGAAACCTGTGTTCACTACACGGCGTCCGAATTCGGAACCTACAAGCTGTGTGGCCGGAGCGGCGCGGAAATTCATCCTAACCATGTTCTAAGCGACTCGTTCGGAATCATCTGCACATACCATGACTAAGGAGCCCTCATGTCGGCTACGATTGCGCTCGATACAGACGGATTAGAAATGCTCATGCTCTTTCGCCGCGCTACTGCTGAAGGCCAACGCCTTCGCCGGCGGGTTTTGGAACCGTGGCAGACTAGCATCGTGTGTGGTGACACGGTGTGCATCCCCAACTGGGAAACGGGCCGGATGATTATAGCCGGGGTGTATGGGGGTAAAGAACTAACCGGATCACCCGACCATTTGCTCTGTGTGGTCTACACCAACGGGCACAAATCTCAAGTTATCAAGGTGTGGCGTGGGCATGTTCTTCTTGCCGTGTCATTGTCCATCGAGGAGCTTCGCGACGTGACTGTGGAGGAGGCCGCCCATCCATACAACGGGTGGGAGCGACTCGTTCGCCAAGTCATTTTCGAGAATCGCGGCCGGTATCGCGAGGATCTATCGAACATCGCGGCTAATCTGGTCGTGTCTAAACTGGCGCTCGAAGATCCGGCGTTGCTGGACTCGATCCGGCACCTTCCTGCAAGTACACTCGACATGGCCTTTACGCTACCGGCAGAATCCACGGTCTGGAATTGAGATGCGACAGACTATCCAAGCCACGCGTCAAACCGCCCCAGCTCAGGTGAAAGTCCATGAGAAGCAGTTGCAACACACGCACACTTGCGTATGCGGGCGGGTCATACGCGGAAACGGCTTCTTTCACCATACAAAACACTGCCCGATATTCCAGTTACGGGCTGTGACACGTCCGAGTCTTCTGGCGGAGGGTTAAATGGCTGATGACAAACCGGCTAAACTATATGAGGCTCTACAGCGGGTGTTTGATGGCGTGTTTGTGGCAACGGAGGAGATCACGAGTCGTCCTCCTGTCCCGGCGGCACCGACGCCGCCTCCCGCAATGCGAGATGACCCATGGGGGTAACGATGCCGAGCGGGAGCCCGAAAGTAGCCCCACGAGTCCCCACCCTGACTGTGCGCGGCCCGGCTAGCGGGGATCTGTACATCTTCCGTATCCCCACTCTTGACGAGTACCAAGAGCTGCTTGAATTACATGAGACTGGCTCGTACGTCGGTGCGCGCCCGCCACTGGTTGACTGGATCGCCCGACATCTGGTTCTTAGGATCAACACGAAGCGTGAGTCGGACATTGATTTTTCAGACTTAGAACGTGATGATGCGCAAGCCATCCGCCGAGCCGTTCGCGGCATGTTGCAGCAGCGGTCGCACGGTAGGTGCTGCGTATGCGGCACTGAGACGCCGGCAACGGCTGTAACGGTTTGCGATGTGTGCTTTGGTAAAGGCTGGGCACCCGCGGGTAGCGTTGACAGTTTCCACACGGAACTTGGGACGGCCCGCATTCTGGGTACCAGTCGATGGGCGCGCCGTGGAGATGAGGTGGCGTATCTTGATCCCCAATCCCGACCCAAACTTACGACAATTGGGGATTTGCACGATCAACGAGATCGTTCAGTTACGGACCCTACCGACACCGGGTCGTTTTGATAGCTAACCCACCGACGACCCACCTCACCTCCACGGCGTATTTTTGACTTGATTTTCCCGTCTCATTTCGGCAAGATACCATCTGTGGAGGTTCTTGCCGATGCCCTACAAGCTTCCGAAGTCATCCGGAACGGTTGAATCCGTTGAAAATACTCGTAAACTCGATACGGTATTCATCGACAATATTCGGGACACGGAAGAGATCGCTGAAGAGTTTATCCAGTCAGCGATTAAGGCGGAGACCTCCGCTGACCGAAACTTGCTGCTATCCGACGACGAGATTTGGGAACTTTCCATTAAGCTTCTCACGTACTGCGAAGCCCAAGCCGGTATCCAACTTTTCATATTTCAACGAGCCTTCGCCCTCCGCCTGATTTACTCCGTCCTCATCGAAGATGCCGACGAAATCTCTGCCTTGTTCTCGCGACAGTCCGGAAAAACCGAGACTGTTTCAGTCGTTGTCGATGGTCTGCTCATTATCCTGCCTATCATCGCCCGAACTGACCCGTATTCACGGGACGACCGGTTCTCCAAATTCAAACATGGCTTCTGGGTTGGTGTATTCGGTCCGACGTACGAGTTGGCCGGTATTATGTACAGTCGTATGCGGACCAATATCTTCTCGGAGCACGCCCGGCAGGTCTTAGCCGACCCGGATATTGCAGTCGATTTGAGCGCCTTCAAAGGTAAAGCTCTACGTTTCCCGAACGGATCGTTCGTTGACGTGCAGTCGGCTGGTCCTGGGGCAAAGATCGAAGGCAAAACTTACCATCTAATCATCGTCGAAGAGTGTCAGGACGTTCCCACTATCAAGATCACGAAGTCGATCCACCCGATGTTGGCCTTCAATGCGGGGTCTCTATGTAAGATCGGCACTCCAAACCCCGACAAAAACAACTTCTACACGGTGTGTACGCAGAACCGGTCGTTCGATGCGCGCTTCCTGGCGGATAACTCGGCAGAAGCGTTCGCGCGCGTGCGCCGCCACTTCGAATACGACTACACCCATATCTGCGCCGTCAATCCGAAATACGCCAAGCACATTGCAAAAGAAAAAGAACGTCTCGGATTCGACTCGGACGAATTCCGTATGTCGTATCGTCTGCACTGGTTGACGGAACGAAACCGCTTCATCACCGAGGAACTACTGGACAAGTGCGCTATTCGGCGCGGAGTCACACTACTCTGGCGCGATGACGATGGCGAGGTTAAAGGGCAGTTCCAGATCAGTGCCCTCACACAACCTTCGTATGGCGGAACGGTAGTGGCGGCCATCGACTTTGGTAAAGTCAAGTCTGCTACCGTCGTTACTGTAGCTCAGGTCTGGTATGAACGCCCGTACTACGATGGGCAGGACGAACGCTACCGACTGCACGTGTTGGACTGGTTGGAAATCGAGGGCGACGACCACGAAGTCCAGTATCCGCAAATTCTGGATTTCCTCAGCCGCTACCCACAACTGCATAAGTTGATCTGCGACGCGACTGGCAAAGGTGACCCGATTTACTCTCGCCTCAGTGCTGACTTAGAATGCAACGACACCGTCGTTGTTCCCTTCATCTTCTCGACCCAATCCAAGCATGATGGTTACACGATTCTGGGGAAGGAATTGTATGCGCAACGGACCACGTATCCGTATGCCAAAGAGACCATGACTCGACGCACGAAACGGTTCCACCAGCAGATGGTCGATCTGTCAAAGACCTGGAAGGGCCGTCACATGGTCGTCGAGAAGCAGGCCGACGATCCGGGGGCGCAGGATGACTACGCTGACTCCCTGATGATGCTCTGTTGGGCAGCTAACGTGGATAAGAGTGGTCATACGGAAGAAGTGGACAATCCTTTCCTGAACACGACGCGGAGAAACATCCTACTCGGCGCCCGCCGGCAGCGTGCCTTCTGGGGGACCGGCTCACCTGGGGCACCTCGTCAGGCGCGCAGCACACTCCGTAGCTGGGCTCAGTTACAACCAAACGCAATGAGGTAGCCATGGCTCTTCCCGTTATGTCCCAAATTGATGCGGCGCAGTACATTCCGATGTTTGCGGCTGGAGCCGGCGCAAATCTGGCGGCTTACGGGTCGTCAGACTACGAGAACACCGACCGAATTTCTCGCTACCTGGAATACTGGCGATTTTATAAAGGTCGTCATTGGTCGTACGACCGGGCCGCCGAGACCGGCGAGCCGACGGTGACGATTAACTACTCTGCGGCGTTGGCAGATAGACAAAACTCGTTCTTGATGAAGAATGGTTTCGACATCACGCTGCCGGATCTTCCGCAGACCGTTCAAGACGACTCCATCGACCGTATGTTTATCAAGAATGTGCTCGATGAGACATGGCAGGCAAACCACAAGGTTGTGTTCAACTTTGAACTAGCTCAATGCGGCGGGGTGACCGGTGACGCATTCCTGTATTTCTCATGGCAGGACCGTGACCCCCTATCCGATCCGTACGTGCAGGTGGATATTCTCCCATCCCACTACTGTTTCCCAACGCTGGGCGGACCCTATGGACGTGACAGGAAGTATGTAGAGGCGTTCACCATTGTATTCCCCGTCTACCGTGCCCGGCGCGACCGGTTCGGACGCTCGCAGCGGGGGAACGCCCAAGAGTTAGTGATGCGGTCGGAAGTCTGTACGGCTACGACTCGGACGGTGTACGAAGGAAAAGACGTAGTCCAAGGACCCGATCCAAATCCGTTCGGAGAGATTCCGATCGTTCATATTCCTAACTTTCCTGTTTCCGGTGACTACTACGGTCTGTCCGACCTGGTGAACATCGTCAGCCTTCAGCAGGAACTGAACGAGAAGTGTACCGACGTTTCGGACATCATCAACTATCACTCGGCGCCGCTGAACGTCTTTACTGGAGCACAACCGAATCAGTTACAAGGCGGGACTAACCGCATGTGGTTCCTACCGGCCGGTGCGACCCATACTCTAGCCGAACTTCGTGGTGATCTGGCAGCGAACCTGGAGTATATCAAGTTCATCCGGCAGTGCATCTTTGAAATGGCGAATACCCCGGAGTCGGCTCTCGGACACAGCGAGGCGAAACAGCAACAGCAAGCTGCCGCTTCGCAGTCAATGGAATACTTGCCTCTCGTAGACCGGCGGGCCGTCAAAGTCCAACTATATGGCGACGGGCTGATGCTCGCCAATCGGATGATCCTGAAGATCAAGGAGATCATGGACCCGGCATTCCGCACCCAAATGGACGCCACGGGTCTAACGGGGGCGGCCCGATACCGTACGGGCATCGTCTTCAGTGAGGCATTTGGTCGAAATGAAGACCTGGAACTGTCCCGGACACAGCAAAAGCTGACTATGGGTCTGACGACCCGCGAACGTGCTCTGCGTGACTTAGGCCATGGAGAGGCGGACGCTAAGAAAATCGTGGCGGAGGCCCTGGCCGAAAAGCGGGCCGATGCAGAGATGCAGTTGTCGATGGCGACAGCACAAAAAGAAGCCTCCGGCAATCCAAATCCCCAGCGTCCTAATCCCAATGTGCAGAGTGAACACCGATCCACTACGGTGGAGAAGAAGGCCACATCGTAGGTCCTGGTCTGTCACGACGAAATTTTAGTTGACAAATCAGGGTATGTCATAGACAATAGGTATGTAAGTGCCGTCACAGATTAGACCTGCCTGCCGTTTCCGATAATCCAACTTCCATCACAAGGAGGCCACTATGGCTACGAAACGCAGTGCCGGTAAAGTCTCGGGTAAGAGCAACACGGGTAAACGATTTCAGCAAGATCGCGGCAAAATCACCACCTTCAACGCCTCCGACGCGTCTCGTAATACGGGCGTCGTCGGCCACGCCGGCTCGGTTCCGAACACCATTTCCTCAAGCGACGGCGCGAGTGTCTCGCAAGTTCGCAAGCTGAAGAAAGCCCCGTCGGGCCGTTAATCAGCGCATCCACCACCCTTCTACGACAAAGGAATAGACATGGCTAATCCGGGTCAGACTGACGACAAGACTACGACTCCTGACGGCACCACCACAACTACGACAGGTCAGGGCCAGCAGACGACGACCACAACTGGGGATGATAAGGGTCCCAAACCCGAAACGGTGACCTTGCTTCAGACCGAGTTTGACCGCATCGTCACGAAGGCGCGCACGGACGAGAAAAAGCTGCGCTATAGCATGCAGGAGCAGTACGACGCGAAGATCGCGGAGGAAGCTGCGGCGCGTGCGAAAGCGGAAGCTGAACTGTCTGCACTGAAGGCGAGTATGCAGACTACCACACCGGCCACCGGCGCGTCCTCAACTACGCAAACCGCCCCCTCGACGACGACCACGACCACTGCGACGGCTCCGACAACTACCACAACTCCAGCCGATAAAACTCCGCCTATGGTGGACATCGCGGACTTGGAGAAGCGGATGGAGGAGAAGTTCCAGCGGTCCCTGAGCGCCGTTCGAGACGAAGCGGCTTTGCGTATTACAATGGCCGAGGCCACAGCACACCGTGAGCGGGTGCTTAGGGAATCGGGTCTCAGTCCCGAGTTCGCCGAGTTTGTTGTAGGAGATACCAAGGACCAAATCGACGCTTCACTCGCAAAAGCGAAGGAAAAGCAGGACAAACTGACTCAGTCCATCGAGGCTCGGCTGCGCAACGAGAACATGCAGTACGTCCCCCGCGGTGGCCTGGCGCTGTCGGATACCACGGACGGCCGTTTTGGACCGGACCTGGGCAACTTCTCGGCACACGACCGGACCCGAGTGGCCCGCATTCGCGACGAGAAAGAATACCAGCGTGTCAGTGCGGCTCTTGACCAACGCATCATGGCGGAGTTGAAGCGCACGTAACCCTCTGAAAGGAACACGCGCTAATGGCCAATCCCATCTATACCGGTTATCAGTCGAATGGCAATGTCGTTGCCATTCCGCAGCTGCTGCTCGACAAGTACTCGATGGAGATCGAGCATCTCGCCCTGCCGCAAATGCGTTTTGAAGAGTTCGCCGTTCATAAGGACGACTTCACGAAGGGCGACGGCGACACGATCATCTTCACGCGCTTCAGTGACATCGAAGGCGGCGGCCCCCTTCAGGAAAGCAAACCGCTTACCGAGACCAACGCGAAGGCGTCGCAGTACAGCGTGACGGTCACTGAATACGGTAACGCGATCGGCGTGACCGAGAAGATGCTCCAGCTTTCCATGATCGACGTTCTCAAGGAGTATGCGATCCTGCTCGGCCGCAACTACTCCCGGACCGTGGACCGCATGCTGCGCGATGTCGTGTTGAGCACCTCCCACTACCTGTATGCGGGCGGCCGTGACGACCGTTCCGAGCTGGTGGGTGGTACGGACTACTTCGACGTGGAGTGCGTGCGTAATGCGGTCGAAATTCTTCAGACCAACGACGCCCCGATGTTCAACAACGACTTCTACGTCTGTATGCTGTCCGCGCACCAAGTCGCCAGTGTCAAACGCGACCCGGAATGGGTGGCCGCTCACAACTATGCCAATGACCGTGCCCTCTTCACCGGTGAACTAGGTCGTTGGGACAACGTGATCTTCGTGCAGACGTCGCAGATGAAATGTGGCACCCGCGGTCGCGCTGACTATGATGCCACTCTCACCGGCGCCGCGAAGGGCGGAGCCACTCCGGCCGACGTGTTCGTTGCGTCGATCTTCGGCGACAACGCTTACGGTATCGCTCGCGCGTTGCCCGTCGAGCTGCGTCAGAAGATCGCCGAGGACTACGGCCGCAAGCACGGCTTGGCCTGGTACTCCATCATGGCCGGCGCCATGCTGAACGAGGACTACATCATCCGTGTCGAGACCGTTTAAGGAGTAACCCATGGCCGGCAAGTTCAAGTCCCAAACTGTGACACCTCTCGTAGATGCAACTGCGCGGGAGTTGGACGAACCGGTCGTGGAGACCTCCGATAGCGAGCCCCTGGAGCAACCGTGCCTGGGGGTTTCGCTACCGGAGATCCTGCCACCTCCCGAACAGCCCGTTCCGTGTGTCGCTGGCTTTGTGGGTCTTCCATCGGCTAGTACGGCGGACTGGGTAAAGGCCGCGTGTCTGATTACGGCCCGACCAGGATACGGTGGTCGCCCCTGGGCGCTGACGAAGGGGGAGACGGTAATGCTGCCGAGGGAAGTTGGTCTGGCTCTACGCAAAGCTAAGATGGTGTCATTCTAATGGCGTTTCTACCGGATATTATTCGACAAGTTCGACGGGCCATGGGGGATACTGATCCACCCCCGTCGTTTCGCACATCCGTTCTCTATCCCGACGAGTTTTACGAAGACGCAATCCGATTTGCTCTTAACAAATTGAAGTCCGATCTCGCGTCGCTCACCACGGATTCTCCTCCCCCACTATCGTGGACGCTCCAAACCGTTCCGGAGGTTCGAACCTTTCTCCTGGTTAAGCTCGCCATTATCCAGATGGCCCAAATCAGGGGATCAGAATCTGCCGGAAGCGTGTCTGTGCAGTCTGAGTCCTTGGTTGGCTTGACTAAGGTTCAACTGCCAAACCTGACGATCGAAGAGCGGCAAGCCGCTGATGCGACATCGGTCGGTCCGGCGTTCTGGCTCAAGCTTCTGGACCGACTACAACGGGAATATGACCATGAGCTGGCCGGGATGGTGGCTACGAAAGCAGCCTACTATGGCCCGGCCATTTCCATGTCGATGACCCGCGTTAGCCCCCGTACGGGCGGCGTGGTCTCAAAGCAACTGGATCAAGGACTTCCACCGACAACCCTCGATGCGGCATACGTGGCCGGGACTTTGACCCTGTCATGGCAGCCCATTTATGCGACCACCTTCATGTACTATGAGCTGCACCACATTGCCCCTGGCTCCAGGCAGTCCATCTTGGCGACGGAATGGGACAACATGGTAGCTTCGCGTGAGATTCCAACTACGCTGGGCTCCGGGCGACACCGGTTCTATGTGTCGGTTGTCAATCGCAATGGGATCGGCGCGATCAGCAATACGGTGGAGTTAAACGTCACATGAACCAATCCAGTATTGCCAACACTGTGGACAAATACCTGAGCCTGCCGCCGGCAGGCTTTGGTTCTTATGTCTCTGTCCTCAAGTTCACCGGACTGGCCCAAACGCGCGGCCACAACGGGCGTGTTCTTCCGAACGGTGTCAATGAGCACCCGGTCTACGCACCGGGGGTTCCTGTTGTTGGGTTGGTTACCTTAGACCCCAGTCCAGAAACTGTCTCTCAATATGGTGGCGTTGTTAAGAAGTACGACATCTCGGTACTCTGGTCGGTCCTCGAATTGAAACGGCGCTTCCCCACCCTGGTTGAACCATTGTGGGTGGTCGATAACGACATCATTGAGTACGCCGGTAACACCTACCTGCTCAATAAGGTTGTACCAACTGCCCAATCCGGACTTGGATACACGCTGGTAATGGCGTTTGGCAGTACCCGACGTAGCGATACTCTGGCTGGCCCGTAATGGTACGAGGACGTCAAGGACAACTCTTCTCTGGTGACTGGGGAATAGTCGAGTCGTTCTGCGTTCGCGTTCAAGGTGGCGAGTTAGGCCGGATCGTGGGAGAGCAAATCAAGACTCTGGCTTCGGACATTCGCTCTACACTGGCGACCTCCTTGATGAACCACATGCCGGCGTCCGGTGGGTCCTGGGATCCGGTCAAGAAAGAGACACAGTGGCGTCGTCAGAATCTTGTTATGGCGACTCTATCCGGTGCGACGTTTCCGGGAGTAAATGGTGATTTTGCGGCCCCGGCCTTCCACACCGATCCGCTCTATTTTACAGGAGCCTATGCGTCGTCCATCGTCTTGCAGTATCACCTTCAAAAAAATGGACATAAAGGTCACATTGCAATTGCTCCCGACCCGACGGCCGTGTTAACGTACCAAGGTGGGCGAGGTGTCTTTGGAAAAATTCCGGTCACACTATTGTCCTATCTACTGGAGCATGGTTGGACTCAGCCGGACGGACGCTACGTACCGGCTCGTCCTCACTGGGTTCCGACTTTTAACATGATTCCACGCATGGAGTCATACAAACAGCTCTCGTCCATGCGTGGTATTCAACTAGCTGTCCGACAACGGATGGGTGTGACGCTGGGGATACGGTAATGGGTTTGCTTCCGCATTATGATCTGATCGACGTCGATCTAGCTTGGCAAACCATCCTGTCAGGCGTGGGTCCGCTGTCGGATGGCTCGCCTGTTCCGGTGTTCATCGACGCCAACTCTCCACAACGGGCTAAAGAAGCTTGCCCGGCCATCGCCGTGAAGACGGTTGCCATGCTACCGGACTGGGATCGGTATGAGGGCATTGAGTGGGTCGCTGCGGGGCGAACGTACGACGCGAACGGAAATCCGGTAGCGGAGGTAGAGCGTCGTCCCCGAGATCACTACGTCATGCAGTATCAAATTACCACCTATGCCGGAACGAACTATGAGCATGACAAGGAACTAATGATTATGGTCGGGCGTGTTCTGACACCCCGGCCACTACTTCCACTGGATCACTTGATGGAGGGATCATTTTTGGAAGGTGTTCAACTACACGTTCCGGAGATGTCCTCGCGCATCGTGTTTCAGAACGACGATAAGATAGTTGCTGACCAAAAGACATTAGAAAAGTCCTGGTTTTACATGGTCCATGTCAGTCTATCCCATCCTGAAGTTAGGACCACCCCTGTGGCACGGTCTACATCTTGGTCATCTGGGCAATCTGCGGACTCCCCCTCGGGTGGGGTGACTCTGACGATGGAGTTGGGGCCGGCTGACCCGGCGGCCGTCAACGAAATGGATTTACCTGTTGACAAAGATCCGGACTCAGGTACAATACCACTAAAGGTCAGGATAGACGAAACCTAACCTAAACCACTCCGCGAAGACACAGATTAGACACGGGCGCGAACATTCCCAGCCACTCACCTCAAGAAGGAGGGTCCTATGGCTTATGAGGATGGCGCCCCTGGCGTTTCATTTACAGAGATCACGACATACCCGTCAACCGTCGCATTGCTCGATACCTCTACTCCCACATTCTTCGGCGTCGCTGAATGGGGGCCGCTGTTCACCCCTAAAAAACTGGTCGGCGGATTTTCTGCATACCAGAATATGTACGGTGAGCATCTGTCCTACAGCGACTTGGCGTACGTGGTGGACAACTTCCATAGCGAAGCCTCCACGATCGACACCAATGTTGGGGGCACGGTATTCATCTCGCGACTGGCGAAACTTAACCCGAGTCTGTCCGACGTGGCCGACTCCGTGGTGCGCGCCTCGGTGCCATTGACCGGTGCGACCACGCTTCCCCGTGGGGCCTACCTGTTGGGAACCACGTCTCCGGCATTGTATCTTGGTGGCTGGGCTATTCCGCGTGACACGTCGGTGGTTCTGAAGTGGACCGTGGACGCGGACGGTGACGCGGCTTCCGCTAGTGCCCCGGTTACACAGCAGTGTGATCTCATTGGTTACGCGGCGGAGTTACTCTCCCCGTCCACTGTCACCACGACCTTCACACCCGCCGGCGGCAGCACGTCGTTCCTGGAGATCCGTGTGGCGGAAGGTCAGAATCCCCTCCCCATCCTTTTCACGGCCGCTTCCTACACGCCGGTTCAGCTGGTGGACGCCATCAACCAGCAAGTCTCCAACTGCTCGGTTGAGCTTACCGCAGGCAACAAAGTGCGAATTATCCACGACTGCGGTGGTACGCAGAGCTACCTGGCCATCACCAACGGTACGAGTGACATCTTGGCCTACCTGGGGTGGGACTCGGCACACCTGCCCACGGCCATCCCCTCCGGCGTCTCGAACGTCGCCAATACCATGAACGTCACCCTGGCGGAGATCAAAGCGGCCGTAACGGCGGTTTCGACGCTGGTGACGGTTTCGACCACGGTGACCCCCAAGAAGTTCAACCTGACTACGGTTGCGACCGGCGCCGCGGTGGAACTAAAATTCGACAGCACCGAGACTACCGCGATGGCGCGTACGATCTTCGGCATCTCGACTGCGTCGGTGTTCGGTGCCAACTCGGGTACGGCTTCCCCCTCTCTGAAGGTGTGGGCGAAGTATTACGGCCTGAAGGGCAACCGCATCAGCGTGAAGACGACCCACAATCCGATTCGGGCCTCTCAGTTGGACAGTTCCGACTCGTCGGCGACCGATCTGACTGACGAGGGCATTGTGGCGGGGCGCAACTACTTCCTCGTGCCGTCCCTGTACGGTTATGCGGTGGACATGGTTCTCCGCATTACCAGTGCGGATCAGTCCCAGGTGGAGTGGGTCGTTATCGACCGTACGGAGAGCGTCATCGACGAGAACGGCGACTACACGTATCGCCTCTATGTGACAAGTGACAACACGTCGTCCGGCGTTCTTCAGTACACCTTCGCGCAGGCCGACACCTCCATCACCTCGATGGAATTCGACCTGGTCGTCTACCTGGATGGCGTGTCCAAGCAGACCTTCACTCAGTTGTCCATCAACGACATCGCGGACAACTATTTCGCTACCGTCATCTCGGACGAGTTTGTGGGGTCGAACCTGATCGAGGTTGAACCAGCGTCCGGTGCTGCGGAGAGACTGGCGACGCTTTTCCCGGCTGCCCTAACCACACCGGTTAAGCTGTCTGGGGCGACGTTGGAGACGGAAGACGACTACTCGATCAGCGACACGCATGCGGTCGGCTCATTGCAATACTATACGGGTATGTACGCGATCCACAAACTGCGCTTCCAGTCGCAGCTGGTGGCCTACCCGAATGCGAGTGCCTTCTACCAGAAGAAGATGCACGCCTATCTGGCGAACCGCCGTGACATGTTCTTCGTGGCCTCCGTGCCGACGACGGATACAGGATTCGTGAGTATCAGTTCTGCCGCCGCCGCGTTTGCCTGGCGTGACCGTAACGGTTTCGACAGCAAGTACGGCGCCCTCTACTTCCCGAAGGCGGTTGTGGATGATCCGATCGGTAAAGGTCGCGCTCCACAGCGTACCATTGATCCGGTCGGCAATATCCTCGGTGTCTACTCTCGTGTTGACCATATCCCGGCTAAAGACGGCGGTGGATGCTGGTCCGCCCCGGCTGGTGACGGCGACTTCGGTCAGTTCTCGTACGTCAACAAGCTGTCCTACACCGTGGATGAGGACACCGAACTGGGAATGCTGAACAAGGCTGGTATCAACTGCCTGTTGGCGCGCCCGGGCGTGATCCAAATCTGGGGAACTCGTACGTTGTCGTCCAACATAAAATGGCGCTACATTCCGGTCACGCGCTTGTTCATCATGGCCGAGCAGAGCGTTCTGCTGGGAACCCGTTTCGCGGTCTTCCGTGGGAACTCGAAGCGGTGGTGGGATCTCCAGAAGGAGATGGTCGGCAACATGATGTACGACTTGTGGCGTAACGGCGCCTGGGTCGGTGACACAGCCGAGGAAGCCTACTACGTCAAGATGGGTATCAGCGACGGTACGATGACCGCGGCGGACAGGGTCAATGGGCGTGAACTCGGCGAGTTTGGTGGGGCTCCGGAACGTCCCGGCGAGTTCATTCATTGGAACGTCAACCAGTTGACCGGCGGCGACGTCGTCATCGTCTAACGAAAGGGAGGTCCAATATGGGTACTGATCGAATCGCTGGGGCGTCGTATGACGACTACTCGCGTATCCCGGCCTTCCGGTTTACCGTGACCATCGGAAAAGATGAGATCGGGATGCACAAGGTTGATGGCCTGGAAAACACCACTGAGGTCGCGGAATACCGCGAAGGTAACGAGGTCGAGGTCTTCCACAAAATGCCCGGTCTGACGAAGACGGGCAACGTGACGATGGAACGTGCCCTGATGCCGAAGTCCGCCGGTAGCCAAGCGACCGGCTGGGACTACTTCAAAAATTGGCGGAAGTTGGTCATCGACGTTGAGTCCGGCAACTCCGAAGAAGGTTTTCGTCGGAAGATGAAAGTCTGTGCCTATGATCGGCCGGTCACGTTCCCCTACGTCAACTCGACGGCCTCGGCCACGTGGTCATGTCTGGGTTGCTGGCCTGTTAAACAACAGTTCTCGAACCTGGATGCCACCGCTAACGAGATCGCGAAGGAGACGATCGAACTGGCGGTCGAACATATCATCTACACCTAGTCGTGGGGACTGGGTCGTAATTGCCACAACCTGATTTGACACGAGGAGTTAACCATGATCGGTACGGAAGTCCTTCTGCCTGTCGGCATTGAAGTGGGTGGGCAGCGTTACAAGCGCCTGATCGTTGATGAAATGTGCGGATTCGACGAGGAGAACCTTTCTTCGCAGGAAGTGAAGGGGAATGCCTCGAAGGCGAACACTGCTCTTCTGCGCCGCATCATCCAGTCCATTCCTGGGTACGTGGAAGCTAAGTCCTCTCGCTACGGAATGCTCGATGAGATGCTGGTTCGTAACATGTACCAGGTGGACCGCGATGCGGCCGTCACGGGCATGCTGAAGAACTCCGACGATCCGACAACCACGGTGAAGTTGATCTGTCCGGATTGCGGCCTCACGCAGGCTCCCATTAAGGTGGACCTGCGTGAGGTTCCGTTTATCGACTTCCCGGAGACGTCCGAGCCGGGATTCAAGTTTACCCTTCCTCATGGAATTCAAGAAGGTGCTAACCTGTACCGTGAAGGCTTCTTTAGATTCCCCCGCGGGGCGGACATCGAAGCCACGGCCCCTACGGCAGCCGTTAACGTTTCGGCCGCCCAAACCCACCTCCTCTTCCTATGCGTCACCATGGACGCCGACGAGTTGGTGCTGGATCGCGAACTGATCAAGCGCATGCCGAAGCGGGATCGCGATTACCTAATGTGGATGCTGTCGAAGAAACTCCCGGGCTACGCAACGAAGGTTGAACAGACCTGTTTCCACTGTCAAACGGAAATCACGGGACATGTCGATCTTCAGAGTTTTTTCGATTCGACGAAGGGCTTCAAAGAATAGTCCTTCGAGCACTGGAAGACCACATAGAGTTACTGGCCGAGAGGTACCGATGGACTCCGACTACCGTCTTGGAGCTGACTTCCAAACGTCGCCTGGCCTTTGCTGACCGGGCATTGGATCGGTACAAGAAGGAAGAAGAAGCCATGACGAAACGGTAAAAGCTCGGCTGGGAAACCGGCCGGGCTTTTTTGATGGAGACTTGAATGGCCAACAAACTGGAAATGCAAATCCTGCTGACGATGATGGTTGATGAGGCCGTTATCTCTGCGAAGCAGGTTGCACAGGCCATCAAGGGTGTTAAAGTATCCGCGCAAGACACTGATAAAGCCGTCAAGACGGCGTCTGCCTCTATCGTCAAATCCGAAAAACAACTTCAATCTGCTGCCCGAGAAACTGAGCGAGCGGAGGCACGAGCCGCCGCGGCTGCGAAGAGGGCGGCAGCGGACCGTGAGCAAGCTTCGCGACGGGCTGCCGCAGCTATGGCTAACGAACGGCGGGAAGCGGAACGCCTATTTCAGGTCTTCGCGCGCAATGCCCGGTCGTCGCGTAACTCAAGTGCCGACCGGTACGCTGCTCCGTATGGCTCAGCCTGGCACGGAAGTGCCCAGCAGTCGGCGGACGCCTTCCGGCAGCACTACTTGGCTCCGATGTTGGCCCGTGAGGAAGAGGGGCGCCGCGCGGCGCAACGGGCCGCATCCGGACAAGCATTCTGGAATTCGTGGGCAGGTGTGGGATCGGGCAGTGGGAAGAGCGCACGTGACTCGGCGTCGGTCTTCAAATCTGGTTTTGCTACCCAAGCGGAGTCGGACGCCAAACTCCGAATGTTACGGGCTCACGAGGATCGTCAGCGGGTAGCGCAGGAGCGTGAGCAGAAGCGAAATGCACGCATGGAAGCCGAGCGCCGGGCTAACGCCAGTCGTGAGCAGTGGCAACAAGCTCTCGGTGTGACGACTACCGGCCTCGCGGTCTCTATGGGTCTGGCGAGTGCCGGCGACTTTGCCATTAACAGTGTCCTTAAACCTGCTCTGGACGCCGCCGGTAAATTCGAGAGTCGCATGGTGGACATCGGTTTCATCATCGGCGATTATACCGGTACGAAGTTTAAGGAAGCTTCCAAGCACATTAAACAGTTCTCTATGGACTCGACATGGTCTCTGCGTCAGACTCAAGACGCCATCTATCAGCTGTTGTCTGCTGGGTTACAGTTACGTGATGCCCAAGCTGTGTTGCCGTCAACCTACGCCTTTTCGCTCTTTACTGGTGGCCGTCAATCTACCGAGTCCATCAACAAGATGTTCACGTCAGTGTATAATAAGTTTTCTCCCACCACGGGGTATCTAAAAAATGCGGGTTTGGGGAAAGCCTATTCCATCATTGGCGACCAACTTGCCAAGATGGTTAACATATCAAAATTCGATCCCGAAGAAGTTGCCCCATTTGTAAACTCGCTTGGTATGGCGCCAACGCGTTATAACATCCCACTCCATACGGTCTTAGGTATGGGTGCGATGATTAAGCAGTTCGGTAACCAGCCGGCGGAATCCGGCGAGTTTGTGAACATCCTCTTTAGGCGCACCGCTGAAATTGAGAAGATGTACAAACGCGGCCAAGCTGGCGGGGATATTACTAAGTTTTTGGGATCACTGAATCCGAGTCAACCGGAGTACTTACAGCGGGCCATGAAAGCTATGGCACGGGACGGTACTGGCGGTAAAGGAAAAGGTCGCGGAACTATAGCTGCAAAAACTATCTATGGTATGATGTCAATGCTGGACATCAACCCATTCGATGAGACCAAGAAAGGTCGTCCTATGAAGGACGGTCTTGAGTTCGTTACAGACGTGGTAGGAAAACTGGATAAGTATAATGACGAGTTGGGCAAAACCGTCATTATGAATACGTTATTTGGTGAGATCGGCGGTCAGGTTCTGGCCATGGTGAAGAACTTCCACCTGGAGGTGGAACGTGGCGGGAAGATCGTTACTCTTTATGGTGCGCAAGCTCTGAAGGAATACACCCGGCAGATTAAAGAATCCGGTGGAGAACTGGAGAAATTCAAACGAGAGGTCTTTGAAACCTGGGAAAAGACAATAGACCGGTTCAACAATTCACTCACCGCATTAGCTACTAGTATGGGGGCGACGTGGAAACCGTTAGTGCAGCCATTCATCGAGGCACTGACGACGCTGCTTAATAAAGCCTCCACGTTTGCGGATAAGTATCCAGTTATCGGTCACGGAATTGGGATGCTGCTGATCGGCTTCGGATCGTTGGCCGTCGTGTTAGGTAAAGTCGGTACCGCCTTCTTTGGGTTCACGTCAGCTCTTGGTCTTACATACTACTTCACTCGTCAAGTGGCCGGTGAAGTGGGTATGTTCCGCGGAATCCTGATCCTGTTGCGTAAATCGTTCGAGCCCTTAATCAACACCATTCTCAAACCGTTTGGGATGTCGCTATCAGCGGTAGGTTGGATTCTAAAAGGTACCCTGATTGGGGCACTTATTATGGCCGTCCTCTATATCACGAATTTGGGTGGGGCGGCTGAGTGGGTGAACGAAAAATTACGAGCCACGAAACTGATATTCCACGCACTGCGGGAGTACTTCTCAACCGGGCAGAATAAGGGTTCAACTCTGATGGCCTTACTCGGGGTAGACGAGAATGGGCAGCAGAAGTATGCTAACGTTCTCGGTATCTACGAAGACATCCTGTATGTTGTGCAGATTTTGAAAGTCGCCTGGCTTGGCCTGAAGATGGGGGTTGACGACTTCCTGCAAGCCGTCAATCCAGCGGCCAAATCTATCGGGAAGCTACTCGGGATAGTTTTGAACATCGCCGCCGTTGCTCTGGGCGTGTTCTTTCCCGGAGTCAGGAAGGGGAGTAGCTCTCTGGAAACTTTCACAAACATCGTGTACGGACTCACCCGAGTGTTCCTGGGTCCACTTGAGATGTTTGCCAGGTTAGTTGGAGTTATCGCGGATGTGGTGAGTTACGTTTCCCAAATAAATGGGGTAGCTCAGGCTCTACAAGCTGTAGCTACTGCCCTGACAGCAATTTGGCTGGCACGCTTTGGGATGAGAGTTTTACGTGGAGCTGCGAAGGTAGGTGGGAAGGCAGTGGGCGTCGGTGGAGCGGATGCCGTGGGCGGAAGCGGCATACTGGGAACCATTGCTTCGTTTGCGTTATGGGACGTGGTAGTTAAAATGTTTTCGACGGCTTTCAAGTTCTTTTTGGCAAATGGTCTACGCGGAGGACTGCGTATGATGTTTGGAACGGTAGCTCGGTTTTTTGTTACCACTGTTATCGGAGGACTCGCCACATTCTTTACGGTGACTGTACCAATGTTCTTTAAGGGTCTGCTGGTTCCTGTGTTATCGTCCCTCGGAGAGTCCCTCGGTGTTGGTGCCCTTACTGGGGGATTATGGGGAGCGATCGGTAGCTTGTTCATATGGATCGGTACCTACATCATTGCCCCGTTTGTCACTGGTTTAAGTATAGGTATCGGTCTGGTAGCTCAGTGTGGTGACGTGTTTGGGCGTCTAATGCTCGGATTCCGGGGATTGTGGATTGACTTCCAACACGCGTTGCCTAGTTGGATGGGTGGGACTACGGATAAGGAGTATGCGGAAAAACAGAAGGCATTCTATAAGGACATTGGTGAGTTCGATCAGCGGAATGAGGAACGGAAAGCTCGGTATGACAAATACGGTGCACTTGCCGGATGGCGTCAGGATCTTTACAGCTCCGGATTTACGACTCTGGGGAAAAGTCAGGGCGATTATGATCGCGACAACCAACTGAAAAATACCCGTGGGTCCGGTATCGCAACGGACTCTAAAGGGAACATCATTGACATGGCGAAGGGGACTAAAACTTCTCCGGACGGTAAAGTCACGAGTATCCGAACTGCGCGCACGAAGGAAGAATTGTCGGCCTTACACCAACGGTCCGCGGTTGGTGGCGAGGCGCCGGGCGCGTCAATCGGGCACATCTCTAATCAGTTTACGTTCAACGTGGATAAGCCCTTGTCGGAAGCCCAACTGCGCCAAATCATCAACTGGATACGCGACCATGCGGACGAATTCGGTGCTGCTACCGTTGGGAGGCAATGATGGCGTATACTACTACGGCACACCGATTTCTGAAAGATTCCGCCAATACCGATCTAGCCGCTGACGGGGCCGTCTACGTCGATTCCCCTGAAGGTGACTCCGCAGCTGCGGCTAGAGGGGTGCAAGATGCACAAATACAAACGACAAAAGTAGCCAAGCAAGCCGCGGCCGACGAATTAGCTCTGGAGACCCTCTACGATAAAAGTTCTCCTAGTTATGAGGGCGGCTCTTTAGTGCGCGGGGACTTTCAACACGGGGTAATTGTCAAAGACGTTAAAACCCGAATGTCCTATTACACTTTCCAGTTTAACCCGTCGGAAATGAGTGGAGGAACACAAGCCAATTGGAAACTGTACTCGGGCGCCAGCGGGATCTTACCGATCGCGTCGTTCCTTCATATGAATTCACCGACCATGGAGCTGGAACTGTTTGTGGACTGTACAGACATTAGTAAACGGCGTCCTGGCGGTGAGAACGACAGCAGTCCATTAAAAGTTGGCGGTGAGTTCTTGGGCGTATGGGCCGACATTCTAGCGGTACTAATGTTTGTCAACCCGAATGTACTGGAGGACGTGCAGTTCCAAGCACAAGGTCGTTATTGTGCCCCTGCTCCGGTTATAGTGTGTATGGGTCCAGTTGTAACGCGGTCGGTCCTGACGGCGGTGGACTGGAAGATCGTCCAGTGGTTTCAGAATTTAGTTCCTTCTCGGGCCACAATTAAAGTCTCCTTTACTGGGATAACTTCTACGTTTGAAGGAGATTTTGAAAATCTGAAAAATACGCAGAAGGATCTACAAGCCAGTGGCCTTGTCCCAGCTGCCAAAGACGCCAGTACACTCTATAAAGAATTGTCTACAAAAAATGCGGGACACTCTTTGCAGAAGTACGGAGACCGCCTGTTTTTAGCGGATACGGTATAACCATGGGCGACATTACAAACACGGGAAAACTACATCACATCTCGGTTCTCGGGGAACCGTCCGAGATGCGTGACCTGATGCAGCCGCCGCCGGTCTCCCCGGCGGTGCGACCGATTAAAATCCGACCTGGCCTAAACATCGTGGCTCTGGCCCAAATTCGCTACGGTAATTCAGAGGACTGGTGGAAGGTTCTGGCGTTTACGCCGGACATCATGTACCCACTGGACCTTGAATTGCATGTTGGGGAATCTATCCAGATTGCGGAGTAGAGATGGGATTTATAGACCCTCAGTTAATGCAACAACGCTACTGGTCAATTCAGATCGGATCTAAAGAACTTCCGCCTCAGTTGATGGGTTTAGTACGTGACGTTCATATCGACGAGTCGCTATCCAAAAAGAACGAAGGACACATCACATTTGCCGATCCGGCCAACTATCTGTTTAACACTGACGGCAGTATGATGGAATCTATCGCCGACTGGCGCGACACCTCCCTTCATGGATATTTCTTCGAGGCGGGACGCAAAGTTATAATTGCGATGGGTTATGGGGCTCCCGGGAGACCGATTGTTGTAGACGTATTTAAGATGGTGATTTCCTCGGTGACCTGCACTTACCCGGAAGCTGACGATCCGTCGATGACACTTCAACTGCGTGATCAATCCTTCGTCATGCAGTGGGGTAAAAGCTATAAGGCACCGAAGTCCATTCAGAAGATTAGTGATCTGGTTATTCCGTTGGCACAGTATTATCAGTTCGGATACTACATCGAAGATACACCGATCGTGATGGATATTACCCAGGGTAGTAAGAACGACGCGCAACTACTTCAGAGGGTATGTGAGAAAGCGAATCGGGTATGTAAGATTGTTGACAACTCGGTGTGGGTGCTTAACCAGTCGTCCGTCCTAATC